AGTCATGACCGTGCCTGCCTCATTTGCGCTTTGACTTGTTTCAGTGTCTCGTCGTCTAAGCCTGCGAACAGAATGTCACGGTCTATTTCATGCTTTGATACGCCTTTCGCTCGTGACTTGCTCGCGAAAATGATTTTCCGAGTCGAAACGATGTGTCTAATTCCAAGCTCGTTTACGGCCGCGCGTAGCTGGTGAACTCGCTGCACAATGTCTTTTGGGCCGAGTCGCTTTTCCAGTGTTACATCGTAGTCAATAAATACCTTGACTAAACGATCCATTGCCGCGCCGTCCTGTTTGAACCGGCCGACATAATCAGCGGTAGCGCCTTGGCCCCAAGTGTTGAGGGTACATATCGCGGTGTAGCTTGCATGCTTCTCAACTTGCCCGCAAGGGAACGTAAAGAAGGGCTGGTCGTCGGTCATGGCATTGTAAGCCACGATAGCTTCCGGGGAACTGGCGTCGTACTCATCGAACAGGTGAATACCGCCAGTCGTAAATGCCACGTATGCTGGCGTCTCATGGTACTTTCCGCCCGCATCAATGAACCCGATTAAGTCATACTTAGACATGAGCGCGCCGTTCACGTAAAGTTTACGGTCTAATTTTTTCGCCACTTGTGCAGCTAGAAAAGACTTGCCGGTTCCGGCCGGGCCGACTAGCGCCACGTTCAGACCAGCTTCGATGTACTTGCATACTGTCTCGAACATCGGATGCATAATTATCTCGTCTTCGTCTAACGGCCGATATTCTTCTTCTTCTTCCTTCTGCTTCTGTTCTGCCGCTTCCTTCTCTTCTTTTTCTCGAGCGCGAGCGTAGACGCCGCTCTCTTCGTCAGATTGCTGCGGCTGTCCTTTCGCTTCGGCATCGGCATCGGCATCGGCATCCGCGCGTTCGTCTTGTGCCTGCGCCGCCTGCTCGCCAATGTCGTCTCGCTGTTCCACGTTGGCCGGTTCGGGATTCATGTCGTCCTTCTCGTCCTGCTCTGCACCCTGGACACCGTACGCTGGCGCAGGCTTGCCGCGCTGCTTGTCCTGCTTGTTTAGCGCGGCTTTGACGCCCAGGTCTGTAATCCACATTTCGCGTGCTGCGTTGGCGAGTGCATCCTGTAGCTGGGCTAACGTCATAACGCGAATTGCTTTTGAGTCGTACCATGTCGAGAGTAGGCGTTTTGCTGCGCCTCGGTTTGTACTTGTCACTGCGAATGTACTCATTAATCTATCCCTCAGTTGGTTGATGAGTCGTACTTGCTGGAATGTACACACACCCTTATAGACAGGAAAGGGTGTCAAGCCGTTTATTTTCTAAGTGCTTGAATTATGGGCGAATTTAGTTAGACCGCGCGTGCGGATTGCGGTCTAAGCTGGCGATATCTGCGCGGTATTCTAGTACCGGAGTACCAGATTAGACTACTGTATATATGTACAGTAGTTTTGGCACGAATCTTGCACTTGACTTTTTCGTGTGATCCGTGATAAACTAGCGTCTCTGGCAATAATGCCTACTACGACTACGGTAAAGGTAAACCATTATGAGTAACCAAGACGAAGCGGAACGAACGGATCAGGAAATAACAGGCGAGTTCAGGACACGCCGGGACCGTATCTACACAGCTATTGGTGAGGTAGTGATACCGCCCGCCGACACACCGGAAGAACTACATCTTGAGTATTTGTGCTGCGGCGTTGCTGCTCAATTTCTCGCACTTAAGGGATCAGCCTACGCTTTCAAAATGTGTAAGCTAATTTCCGAGGATGCTTACAAGATCATCGACGAAGCACTTGAGCTTACCGAAGCGGCTTTCCGTAAATCGGTACAGGAAGAATACGCACGGGTACAGGAGCCGGATCAGTCTGCTGATTCTGAGTCCCCGACTGTGCATTAACGTGGGTATCCACACACAACCGAACAGACGGCCGGTGCATCCTGAGTGCCCGGCCCGACGTTCGTTTGGCGACTTTAAGCCCTGCTGTTGCGACGAATTGTGGGCCGAGTGGGACGGCACCTATGCCGAGCTGTTAGACAGGGCGGAAGCTGCGCGCAAACGCGAGCTGCGACGGACCCCTCCTGCTGCACGAGGGCACGGTATAGACAGCGACGAACATGCTGAGGTCGCGCCCGAGGATTTTGAGAGAACATTTAACGAAGACATTCCCCCCTTATGGAGTGAGCGGCGATTTTTAGACCAGCATGCCGGGCCATGTATTATCCGCGATCCAGGCGACCCTGAGTTACAAGAGTCGTTAGACAGACTGCGAAAATACATAGTGGATAACCACTACTGGGACCATGAAGAAGAGTAGTTGCAAGCGAAACTATCGCGCAGAATAGGGCTGCTATGCTTTCCATAGCAGCCCTAAATCTGTCTAAATATCAGGGACTTACGTTAGACAGCTTGACAGACTTGGGTTTATCGGCTATACTGAAAGTATGAAGAGAGGAAATAGAAATAGACGGAATGAGAAACAGGTTGACAACTAGACAGAAGTATGTTATACGCGCGCGCAGGTACTTACATAAGTACTTTAGTACGTTAGGTACTTACATATATACTTACCTTACCCTAGTAAGTAAGTATATACTAAAGTTACTTAAGGTACTTTTCATTTGTTCTTTAGTTATCTACTTTCTACCACTCGCACTGGTAACAGTTATTTTCCGGCTGCTGATCCTACCGGGCATCCGAAAAATACTTAAGTGTAAACACGACAGGAGTACTACGGCATGAAAAAGACAGTATCCGACCCGGCACGCGCCAGCTTAACAACTGAGCAGAAAGGTGCCCTTGATCAAATGCGCGCCGATATACACAAGATGCACGACGGCCGCAACTCTCCAATGGAGACGCTGGTGTCTATTTATAGAAACGGCCCTCCGGGGCTTGCAGGTGCGATAGATCAGGCGGCTATGGAAGTGATGATGGTCGAGCTACCAAAGATTTCCCTCGTTGCAGAGAACGGTATCGAAATGAATCGTGAGAAAGAATACCAGCCAGTCGAAGAACTTTTTGTCGCTGGTATGGTCTACGCAAAGAAGCAGGGTATCAACGTGGAGCAGGTGTTGACTGCTACTGTGCGGGATGCAGCGTTGCAGATAGCCGCACTAATAGACAAGTCGGTTAGGCGCATACTTCTCGAAGACACGGTAATGAACCGGCACGCATACCTCGACATTATCAGCACTCATGCGAAGATGGTAAGAGGGCTGCAAGGTCTAACCGAGGGCGTTCCGGCGCGAGCGGATGCAAAATCTAATTAAACAGCTTGCGGAGTCGTACCCCGACTGGCGACGCTACCACAAGACGCCTATGGAGGCGGCAGTCGAGATTGGTCTGTTAGACGAAGACGATCTGGCTGTCGAGGAAATGGGCGGGGAGTTGAATTTCAATGACGACTGAAGTAATTCTATTAGACCAGTTGCCGGCCTACATTCGTGAGCGGATAGAGACTGGCGACCCCGGTAAAATGCGGTGCCCTCGGTGTGACGGTGGACGCTCGGACGAGCTGTCCCTGTCCGTCTTCGGGGTGGGAGTCGGAGTCGTACGTCTAAAGTGCTGGCGCGCCTCATGTGGCTGGTATGCGACTACGATGACTGATCCCGATGCGAGGATGTCGCACAAGATAATTAGACCGGCTATGGTCTATCGTGAGCCTATCGAACCCGTAGCAGGGCGCATTATGGCGCGGCTTGAGTGGCAGTACAATCTAAAGCAGACCGTATGGAAAGGACATAGCTGGGGAACTACAGGCGACATACTTGTAATGCCGGTACTCTGTCCCTATGGCGGCGTGAGAGGGCACGTAACGCGTACGTTCAACACCTCTAAGCGGTGCATGACGTACAAGAATACGGCGCAGCCGTGGCTAGATAACTGGTCGGCCGGCGCAGAGAATAAGCCACTGGTCATTGTGGAAGACACGCTTTCAGCCTGCCGCCTGGCTGGGCTTGGCTACCCCGCGGTAGCCCTGCTTGGCACCTTCATCAGTGTGCCCCAGGCGCAAGAGATAGCGGAAGTATCGCGGGGTGTAGACTGTTTTCTGGCGCTGGACGCCGACGCTTTCGTCAAGGCTACGCGTCTCGCTATGCGCCACGCACATATCGTAACTATGCAATGCGTGTGTCTAACCGAAGACATTAAGAATATGAAAGACGACGACGATATTCACAAACTTTTTGGAGTGAAGCCGTGAAATTTTTAAGACGATTACTACCGTGGCGGCTGTCTAAACATCAGACCATCACACTGATTACCATTCTGGGCTATGTCCTGTCTCGGGAAGGGCTAGGCGGCGACGCTCGGCACAAGGCAATGACGGACGACATGAACGCAGTTTTGCGGTCGTTGTATAATGACCTTATCAAGAATGATCCGAACTTTGCGCACATGCCGAGAGCGGAGTTTACCGACGATGAATCGTAAGGACGTAATACTTGCGTTTACTACTATCGTAGGCTTGGCCTTCATTTCGGGGTACTTGTTTGCGACTATTATAGCGGGGCTATGACGTGGACGATCTAAAACTTTGCTCCGCTATATGCGGCGAACGGAGGGCGTATGACAGTCTTAAAAGAGTTGGTCTGGATTCGTCGGACTTCACAGAGGCGGGACGTTGCATTGTGGAGTCGGCTGGTGAGCAATATAGACGGGATGCTGACCTTGCAGCAATTGACAGAGACGTACTACGTCTTCAAGTTGAAAGGCGCTTCGGTGTGGGAAGCATGGCGACTTCTGTTATGGATTTTGTGGGTAGCTTCCCCCTTGACGTGTCGCAAATCAACGTCGTTGAAGAGTATCGACTACTGCGTCTCGGACGCTGCGCTACCTCACTGGCGACTCTGCTTGCGACCGGGCAGCACGGTGAAGAGACAGCCGCGTTGCTGGTTCGGTATGGACGTCTTGTCGCCGGAGAGGAAGGCGAGAAATTCAAGGCCCGTCTAACAGAGGAAGACTTTGAAGAGGATGATTCGGCGAGGATACCACTGTCGCCGAGTTGTCTAAACGAGTACATCGGGGGCGGTGTGCTACGCGGCCATAATATTGTTGTTTATGGCAGGCCGGACAGCGGTAAATCTCTGTTCGCGCTGAACCTAGCCGCCGGACTTTGCAAGCAAGGCTACCGCGTGTTATATGTAGGTAACGAAGAGCCAGCGCAGGACATTACGATGCGCCTACTGTCACGGCTGACAGGGTGTAAGCTTAAGCGCCTACGCTTTACAGACGTACGCAGCGAGGCGTTTAAGCGGTGCCGCGAAGCGTACAAGAATTGGACACTACTACACCGGGCCGGATGCACGCCCCGCGACATTGCACGGCAATGCGCCCGTCTAAAGCCGGACGTGGTGATAGTGGATCAGTTGAAAAACTTGTCCACGAAGGATGACAACCGGGCGCTGCAATTAGACAGCCTTGCCCGCGCCGTCCGTGAAATCGGAATACAGTACAACTGTGTTACGGTGTCGATCACGCAGGCCGGAGAGTCTGCCGAGGGCAAGCTCCGCCTGTCTATGACAGATGTCGAGTGGTCTAACACGGGCATACCAGGGGCAGCCGACCTAATGGTCGGGATCGGAATAGATGACGAGTACCTCATTGCGAACAAGCGCATGCTGTCTATTCCAAAGAACAAGGTCAACGGAGCGCACGGGGCGTTCCCGGTTTGGGTACAGCCCCAAATCACAGCTTTCAAATCGAGGGCAAACGTATGAATGACAAAGAACTAGCAGATAAGGTTGTGGCGCTTGGGGCTGGGTATAAGCTCAAGGCAGACAGTGAACAGTATTGTGTGTTTGCTGATTGCGAATGGTGCGACACCGTTCCCGCCTCAGAATTAGTCCTAGACTGGCGGGTAGCCGGTGCTTTGATGGAGAAGACGATCAAGGACGATAGGATAGATTTGCGTTGTGTCTCTGGGTCTTGGATGCCGTGTCTAGAACGATTCGATGCGTGTGTGGCTAGCTCTGCTACACCGACCTATGGTGTCTATCTGGATCGGTCAAGCGAATCACTCCCTCGAGCAATCATAGAGGCTTGTGTTGAGGTATTAGACTTATGAAGTACATTCACGTCCCGAAGTGGAACCTTGCGATAGCCATGACGCCGAAGTGCGGCAGCACGTCTATCTACCAAGCTATTCACGACGAGTTCAACTGCACTGACGACCATTGCACTGATCGGTTTGAGAACCTGTCTACAGGGCAGGTGCCTGCCTTCCTGCCGGTGTTGTTTGTTGTGCGGCACCCGGTTGACCGCTTCCTAAGTATATGGCGGCACCGCACACTACCGATGTACGTGAGTGCGTCCGGCAAGACGCTGCTCGGCCTGACGCCGAAGCAGTTATGGGACGGGCGGGACAAGGGCGACGATCACTGGAAGTCGCAAACCAGCCTATTAGGCGGGTTGCGCGAGCAGGCTACTATCGTGCGCCTCGAAGACTTGTCTACCTACTGGCGGCACATGACACCGAGTAAGGTAGACCTGCCGCACTTAAACTGGACAGCGTCGGAATGGCCTGTGGAATTAGACCGCAAGTTCGTAGGCAAGATCGAGACGTACTACGCGGACGATATTGAAATGTACAACGGAGCAGTAAAATGGTTAAGTATGCACCCCCAGCTATTGAAGTAAACGAAGACGGCGTAATAACTGATAAGTCGCAGGACGCCGGCTGGCTACGTGCCCGCTACTTTGAGGCCAGCGCTAGAATCGAAGAACTAGAGAAGGGCGTCTGCCGGATCATCTGCCGGACAGCTAAAGAAAATTGGATCGTCGGGTACGAGACGGCAGCGCTTATAGACGCGCCGGGCCTGAGTGCGCGAGGATTGCGAAAGGAAGCAGAACATGAATATAATGATTGGAAAAGGCGACAACCGAAGGCCAATGGATAGACAGCGTACTACTAAGGCGTGGTTCGACACCGAATACGACCGCATCTTCTACGAGGGGAGGCGGCTTGAACAGGCTGACGAGGTAGTCGCGGCTACCGCAGACGAAACACTTGAGGAGATTGAGAATGTTAAAGCTAAGTGATTTAGACGGGTTTAAGCTCGTCAATGACGAGTATCTTGCGACGAACGACCAAGTTACTCGCGCTCTTGAAAATGCCTTCGAGCAAGGCTCGCAGGGGTGGGGCGTTAGACCAGAGGTTGCGATATTCCTGTCGCTGGTAAGCCAGCTTCGGGTGCAGATTACACTCGCGGACGTTGCGCGTTATGCGCAGAACCAGCTCAAGGGCGAGCAGATGGCGCACGGGCGTACGAAGAAACGCCGCGACAAAGACCTCGGCGATCTAAACATCGAGCTGTTGCAGACTAAGGCAGCGTTAGACGCGGCGCGGGCCGTAAAAGGGCCGCTGTGTGAGCAGACGGTCGTACTTGACAAGTAGCGAAAAATCGGCTATACTTAAGGTAAGAGAGGAAGAAATGAACATCCGACTATCGAACATCCTCGCAGTAGGCGTAGTCTCGATTACGGGGGCGCTCGCCATAGCGGCGGTCGCGCGTATGGACGGCCAGTTGAAATTAGACAGAGCCTACCGCTCTAGTGAACCAGCACTCGTACGCAACGGGTGGGGACAGCAGCGTATGACACAAGAGCAAATGTGTTCTGCTACTATCAAGCAATGGATGGAGGTTTGTGATGAGTAACGCCGAAGTGATCCGCATTTTGAACGATTTGGTCGGTAATCTCGACCTATCATTCAAACAGCGAGAAGCGCTGTCGTGGGCTATAGCAAAGCTGACTAAATAATGGTTAGAGATACACAAGTACGCACTCATGCCCAGCGAGAGTTGGTAGAGTTGCTGGTCGATATTAAAGGCATAGACGATGCTGGTACTATACAGAGCATCATTGAGAGCCGGCTTCGCGCCCTTGACTCCGACAAACGGCGTCCGGTAATAAGTAAACGAACAGCGTGTAATGCTATACTTCGACTTTGAAACGACGAACCGCAGTAAAGGCTCCGCGCTCGACTTACGGAATCGCATACTGATGGTTGCGTGGTGCGAAGACGACGGGCCGATGTACAGCTACGCTGGTGACATTATGAAATGCCCGGCATTTTGGAGCACTTTAGAGAGGTCTGCATCAGCCTGTGCGCACTACGCCAAGTTTGAAATGCACTGGCTCAAGCGCCTCGGTTTCGACATAGACAGCAAGAAGTGGCACGATACGATGTTGGCTGAGAAGATTCTGCTTGGCAACATTCCTAAGAAGGTGAATTTAGGCGATGTGGCTGACCGCTACGGCTACCGTACGAAAGACCCGCTTATAGACAGTCTGATGAAGGCAGGTGTATGCCCCTCGGAAATGCCGCAAGACCTTCTAATGCGGCGCTGCAAGCGCGACGTGTCGATCATGCGCCACATTATGAAGCAGCAGCGCAAGCTGCTCATAAAGCAGGAGCAGGTACACCTGTACCGTAATCGCTGCGACTTCGAGGTCATACTGACGCACATCGAGGCCGAGGGCATGCTGTTAGACAAGGATGTCGTGCAGAAGCATTACGAGGCGAAGGTTCGTGAGCTGGCCGTTATTACGAAAGAATTAGACGAGCTGACCGGCGGGATCAACATGAACAGTCCCGACCAGAAGGCGCACTATCTATATGGAAAACTCAAATTTCCAGAAATTCGCTCAGCCACCGGGAAAATTAGGAGAAATAAGCCTTCAAAGCAGTTCCCGAAAGGCCGTCCGAAAACAGACGCAAATACGCTAACGTGGCTAATGACGCAAGCGAAGACAGAGAAACAGAAATGCTTTGTCGAGCTGTCTAAAAAGTACTCGAAGTTGCACGCAGCCGTGTCGAAAAATTTGGAGTTCTTTACGGGGGTATGTCGGGAGTATGACGCGCGGTTTTTTGCAACATTCAACCAGACGATAGCTGCCACGCACCGTCTAACGAGTTCAGGCATACCACTGGCGTTTAAGATGTTCGAGGGCAAAGAGAAGTCAGTACAGTTTCAGAACATGCCCCGCGAGTTCAAGGACTGCTTTTGTGCGCCGCCGGGTTACAAGGTAGTCGAACTAGACTATCCGCAGCTCGAGTTTCGCGTCGGAGTATTTCTAGGGCAGGACAAGCAGGGTATGAAGGATATACTTGACCCGAACTTCGACGCGCATCTATTTAGTGCGTCCGAGATTTTCGGATTAAGTTATACTCGACTGCTCTCTGATTACAGAGGCGACCGAGGAGAAGTAATACAAAAGCAAGCGAAAGAGCTTAGACAGCGCTCGAAGCCATACACGTTCAAGCCGTTCTACGGTGGCACGAAAGGCACGCCCGGCGAGGAGAGATACTACGCAGCGTTCCGCAAGCGGTACGCAGGCGTTCACGCCGAGCAGGAGAACTGGATAGCCGAGGTAGCACGGACGGGCAGGCTCATTACACCGTGGGGTATGCGCTTCACATGGCGCACGTACGTAGACAAGCGCGGCGTACTGATGAACCGGGCGAACTTTAAGCCGGTCGGCCCTGCCATATCGAACTACCCGGTGCAGAACCTTGCGACGGCAGAGATTGTACCTATAGCTATCGTGGCGCTGTACAAGCGCTGCAAGGCCGAGAAATTAGACGTGAAGTTTGTCAACACGGTGCATGATAGCGTGGTCTGTTATATTGGAGAAGGTCTTAAAAATTATGTAGCGTTCAAGCGTGCCGCAGAGCGGGCGTTCACGACAGCAGTATATGAACACTTAAGCATTTTTTACAACATCGAATTTAACGTGCCTCTCGGTGTTGAAATGGTCACAGGCGACCGCTGGGGTGAGGGCACGGAAACCAAGTACGACGATGTTGATAATTGGAGTGAAGAGACATGAGTAGGAAAAAAGGTACAGTTACAGCGGCAGCACGGAGCCAGTACGGCTACTTCGTGCAGTTGCAAGAGACTGACGACTTCTACTATAACACGAAGTTTGAGCCGCCTTGCGGCGTCGGCGACGTGGTAGGAATCGCATACGAAGACAAAGGCAAAGGTCGAGGCAACGTGACGAAAATCAAGTTGCTAGAATCTAACGGCCCAGGTTTTCAAAAGAAAGCGCCAGCTAAGCGCGAAGGCGCTGGCGGCGGTGGTGGCTATAACGACCCCGCTAGACAGGATAGCATTATCTTCCAGTCAAGCCGCAAAGACGCACTGGTATTCATTGATCTACTGCTACGCAACGAGGCATTTGCTATCAAAGGCAAGGCCGACGCCAAGGCAGTTCAGATCAGCGAACTGCTTACGAAAGTTACGGCGAAATTCTTTGCTGATGCCGCTGATCCCCGCAACTCGGAAGTTCTTAAGGGCGCAGAAGAAGACGCCAAGGAAGAGAACGAGTGGGAAGACGGCGGTGAAGAAGCTGCCGGAAAGGACGAGTGGGACGGCGAAGAGGATTGGGACGATTGAAGTAACCCTTAGTGTGGGGTTGCCCTCTCCCCGTCAAGTGAGACGGGCAGCGCTAGGCGCTGTGGCAACCCCGCACGCTTTTAACAGGAGATAGGACATGAAAGACTGGCAACAGAGAGCAATAGACGAGCAAGCCGAGTTAGACGGGCGCGGACAAAAGTTGTTCGACTTCGTCGGAGCAGAGGGCGGCGCGTTCGATAGACTGGAAAAAGACGACCGCACGATGCTCGTGCTTCAGTTGGGGCACATGCAGGCTTATAACGAGGCGTTGATGCTTCGGATAAGCCACTTTGAGGACGAGGAGGACGACTTGCCGTCTGACCCGAATGAAGAGTCGCCCTTTGACGAGGCTTGTAGCCCGGCTAAAGAGCAGAGCTGAAAACTCAAATTTCCAGAAATTACCGGAGACGAACTGATGATTTGTAAAAGATGCAGCGCCAAACACCGTCACGCTTCCCGATTAGACGGGGGGTCGTCGTCTACTGACTCCCACCCACCAATCGAGACGGCCTGTGGTCGAGTTCGTCCCGTTTGTAGACGAGTACGGGCTAAGGAAATGTCGGTATGATTCACGCACTCATAGACGGCGACTGGATTCTGTACGCTGCCGGGTTCGCCGGGCAGAAGATGAGGCTGGTCTGTCCGCAACTCTTCGGACAGGAAGAGTTTAGTACGATAACAGAGATACGCACGCGCGCCGCTGAAGAGTGCGGCGGCGAGTTCAATATGCCTGTCTACTCTCGCTTTGTACTCGACCCCGACTCACACTTCTACCACTCGGCCAAGAATATGATCCAGTCGAAGTGCGATGCGATTGAGGAAAAATTTAGAGAGGAAGTTCAACCACACGTCTATATTGACGGTGACGGAAACTTTCGCAACAAGATTGCGACGATCAAGCCGTACAAGGGCCAGCGCTCAGTGCACGCTAAGCCATTGAAATACAACGACATTCGGCAGTACTTGTTAGACCACTGGAACCCGACTGTCGTCTACGACCAAGAGACTGATGACGCGATTGCAATAGAGCAGACATGCACTAACGCCGCCCGTGATGAAGACAATACACCGGGCAAGGCAATCATAGTGTCGGTAGACAAAGATTTTTTGCAAGTGCCCGGCTGGCACTACAACCCCAACAAGGGATTTAAGCTCGTCGGCGAACGCGAGGCACTTGAGCGGCAGTACGTACAATGTTTGACGGGCGACTCCGTCGATAACATTGGGGGCTGCTTCAAGGTCGGGGCAGTAAAGGCACGCAAGTTAATCCTCGGCCAAGGCTTAGACGAATGTGCTATGTGGAAGCGGGTCGTCGCTGCATACATAGAGAGCCGAGGTAAGTGGGGAGCTGAGCATTACAACGGTCTGATAGCCGAAGATGCTGCCCTCGAAAATATGCGTCTGATATATCTCAGGCGCACACCGGGCGAAACCTGGACGCCCCCAGAGTAACGTATGCAAACCAAGGATAGAAGTTTAGCGGAAGCAATTTTCAATGCGCTAGTTAGTGTGGTGGTCTACGGCTCTACGGTCGTGGTGCTACTCGCCCTCGGCGTCAACATTTACTGGCAGGGACTAGGACTATTTCTGGTCGCTGTTCTCAAGAACTACACGATCCGACGAGTCGCTAACTTAGGAGAACAGGATGGATAAGGATATTAAGTATTATTTAGCTGGGCCTATGAGTGGTATCGACCAGCACAACATCCCAGCGTTTGACGAGGCCACGCAGAGGCTACGCGCGCAGGGGTACACCCTCATATCCCCTGCGGAACTAGACGGCGGGGCGTTTCGTAAAGAAGCAATGAAAGATAGTCCCGATATGGCAGGCGGCGCGACTTGCCTCGGACACACGTATGGCGAGCTACTGTCGCGTGATGTACAAACGATTGCCGATACGTGCGGCGGGATTATTTTGCTGCCTGGGTGGCACAAGTCGAGAGGGGCACGGCTTGAGGCGTACATCGGTCTAGCGTGGGGTCTTCGCTTCGGCACTTACCATTTTGGCAGCGTCGTAGCACTGTCTAATAGGTTTGTCGCGGGAGTCGTGGCGAAGGAACTTGTCGGCGAACAGCCATGAGATACTACGTCATGGCACATAGTCGGACCGACGGCGAGGATGATATTGTCGAGGCTATACGCACGCACAAGAAGTCAGCAGAGCAAGACGTAAAGCTACTTAAAGATATCGCCAGACGGTACACTTGGATTGAGGAGAGAGAAGATGGGCACAGATAACTTAAAATTACTTGGAGCGCTGGTCGCACAGAGTACGACTGCGCGCAACTTCAAGAAGCCTTTAGAAGATTTGATTAAGGCGGCACGAGACGAGCTTGATAACAACCCTAAACTGAGGAAGGCACAGCATGACTTGTGGAAAGACGGCGGCACGCCGACGTTCATCACGGACGAAGAGTGAGCGGGCGACGGTCGCGGGTAAAGGGTGCGGTAGGTGAGCGGGAGTTCTTCGCTATGTCTAACGAACGTACTAAGTCGCTGGACTGGCCTTACCGTGACAAGAGCGGAAACATATTTATGCGACACCCTGCTCCGCGTCATTCTGAGGGACAGTCAGATAACCATGACGCCCTCGGCGTGCTTCCCGTTAGCATCGAGGTCAAGCGTTGTGAAACGCTGGCGATCCCCAAGTGGATCAAGCAGGTTCAGGCGCAGGCCCGGCCGCATCAAGTCCCGATACTCGCGTATCGGCAGAACGACAAGCCGTGGGTCATACTCGCGGTCATGGACGAAATCGAGTGGCAGCACTATCTTACGTGGAAACTGAATAAGGCGAGGTAAGCTATGAAGATTGTAAAGAAAGACGATATCACGTACGCTATGGTAGTACTCCCTAAGTGGTGGAGTCCTAGGATACCAGTTATTCTAGTTCGGAAGCTGCTCATCCGGTACGTGCTTAAAGAGTGGATGCTCACAGAACGTGCATGGAAGTGGGCAGCACGCAGACAAATATGTGACAGCGTGTTACTTCACATGCTTGGCGCACCCGTATGGCTAACAGGCATATCCCGTCCACCGAAGGAGAATGAATGATGTTACCAACAGACGCACAAGAACGTAAGAATATCCCGATCTACACTGGGTTCATGGTTTACTTCCCGCTGGCTATCGTAGAAGTTACGAAGGTATCCGTACGAGGCAACGAACAGCATAACCCCGGCAGCGACCTGCATTGGGATCGTGACAAGTCGAAAGACGAGCGCGACTCGCAGGCCCGGCACCTGTTAGACCAAACAGCCCCGTGCCTCTCATTAGACGACGAGATTAAGCACGCTGCCGCAGGTACGTGGCGGGCTATGGCTAACTTACAAAAGCTGTGTGAACAGCGCGCTGAGGATGAAGCCGCGTTGCAGCGTATTGAAGGCGCAACATCCGACCTCAAATATGTGAGTAAACTTCTGGACAAGGCAAAGCGCCAACATATAGATGCGGTAGGTGAGGGATCAGCAGGCCAGACAGTACGTACGGCTGGGCCGGTAGAGTTGAATAGGATCGAAAACTCAGAATCCAAAAAAATTGCCTCGACGCCGGGGCAATGGTGGAGGGGAATTGATGAAGAGACGGTTGATGAGTTCCACGAGCGCTGTGCGCCGGGAAGCTCTGAGCCGTCTACACGACAACGGCCGAGGCCACTGCTATGACTATGAAAAAAGGCACTGATGTTAAAGAAGGTGTGCTAGTAGTAGTGACTTGGGGCGATGCGTACGAGCGCTCAGGTTATTACGAGGCTGCCGCCGACCACTCGCCGCTGCTAATAAAGGATGTGGGCTGGGTTTGCGAAGAGAACGACGAAACTATCGTGTTGTGTCGCTCTCTTACCGAGGTAGGACAACGTAAGATACTATGTGTCATACCGTGGTGCAACATTATCAAAGTCGAGGAGATTATAACGTGAGGATTCTTTACTTAGACATTGAGACAGCCCCGAACGAGGGAAAGTTCTGGGGTCTGTTCAAGCAGAACATTGGCACTCACATGGTTAGCAAGTCAGGATACACGCTCTGCTTCGCCGCCAAGTGGGCCGACTCAAAAGAGATTATGTTCTCGTCCGTCTACGGTGACGGCAACGAGCTGATGATGCACAAAATGTGGGCACTGTTAGACCACGCCGACGTAGTCGTGCATTACAACGGCAAGAAGTTTGACATACCGAAGCTGAACAAAGAATTTGTACTGCTCCGGCTTCCGCCTCCGTCTACGTATAAGCAGGCCGATTTGTACCAGTGTGTGCGGTCTAACTTTTCGTTCATGTCTAACAAACTTGACTGGGTCTGCCACGAGTTAGGTATTGGTAACAAGGTCAGACACAAGGGCATGAGTCTGTGGGACGGCTGTATGGAAGGCAACGAAGACGACTGGAAGATCATGGAGCGCTACAACAAGCAGGACGTACGGCTACTGCCGCGTTTGCACCGTCGTCTACTGCCGTGGATTGCATGGCCGCTAAGCTACGCACTGTTCGACGCACATCCTAAGACGTGTCCGAACTGCGGCAAGCACAGCCTGGAAGCACTGACCATGCCTGTCTATCCCGGTACGGTCAACGCATACGTAGCATATAAGTGTGGACATTGCGGTGCTAACGCACGCTCACGCCTGCCGATCAAAAGCGGCGTTCACAAACCGCATACAGTGAGGCTTGTAAGATGAGAGTTTATGGCGCAACGAGAGGGAAGCACATCCCACGCAGCAAGGCTCGTCTAACAGCGGAGCTGTTGCTCCGGCTGGGTGGACAGAGTATCAGTAGACAGGATAACCTGCCTATTGACGCCGAGCTGTTGATACAGTGGGGCGGGACAGTTACGCCAGCGCTCATGGGTGCATACAAGCGCCGAGTGCCGTTCATCATACTCAACTCAGGGTACTTCGATGCAACGCGCGGGAGACGGTTTAGTATCTCGATCAATGGGTTCCACGGCATCAGTATGTACGTCGATGGTCTGTTAGACAGGCCCGCCCGGGCACATCCGAAAATCAAGCCGTGGCGCAAGGACGGCGAGTTCGTCCTGATCTTGGGGCAAAAGCCCCCTATCTATGAGATATTGGGGCTGCAAATGGAGCCGTGGCTACGTAGGACAGCCCAGAGGGCCGCTGAGGCGTTCAGGCGACCGGCACTGATCCGTCCGCATCCCTTCCTTCCCGGCCTCCGGCAGAGGAGCTTACAGGCAGTCCTAGAGGACGGTATCTATGCTGCCGTGACCCTATCCAGCAATGCGTCAGTGGCGACGACGCTGGCTGGCGTGCGCACTTTGGCCCTGCACCCCACCTGCCCCGCGCAGGCCGTCTCGATTGGTGGGTGGGAGTCAGTAGACGACGACCCCCCATCTAATCGGGAAGCGTGGGTGCAGAGCCTCGCCCAACGAGAGTTTGACGAGTTCGCCCGGGTTGAATTAGACAAGGCGGCAGCCTTCATCGAGGAAGTGTACCCGGCCGCGCAGGAGCATGCTAACGCAGGACAGATATATGTCAAGGGAGTGAAGTAATGACAACGATTGTCGCCGATAAACGAGAGCGTTGCATGATGGCTGATAACCAGTCTACCCTGTACCAGAATATAGCTGTGCCGACGCAGAAGATTTGGCGAATAGGCGACGGCCCTAACGAGGGGACGTTAGTCGGCACGAGCGGAGCGTCCGGCCCATGTCTTGTATTCATAGAATGGTTTAGGACACACGCCGAACATGACTTCAAAGAGTGCTTTGACGACAACCAGTTTATGCAGATTGAAGAGGAAGAGGACTTTATCTGCGTGCTGCTCACACCAGACAACAAGATACAGATAGTTGACCGCTTCTTTATTCCCGAGGACGTACCTCTTACGTATTACTCGGTAGGAAGCGGTTCTAAAATCGCGCTCGGCGCGATGGACTTTGGCGCGTCTGCCACGGAAGCGTTAGATATAGCATGTAAGCGCTGTGTCTACACGTCTAAAATGGGACGCCCATATCAGAGGATGGAATTATGAACGTCCGACTAATTCGAGAGATAGCACAAACCATCGTCATACTCGTGGTGTGCGTCGGGATAGTGATGCTCATTATAGGGGGCTGTGCGAGCTTCCCGTCGCTGTCACACGACCAGTGTAACGCGACCCTGTACGAGACGGCTATGGAGCATGAGCAATGCTTACTAGCAGCGACGAAGCATGAAGAGCGCCTTGAGCGCAGGGCCGAGCAGCGAGACAAACTAATCATGTTCCTTAACGCCTGTGATGCCGCTAACGGTCTTATACTCTTGGAAGTCATAAAGTATGGCAGTAGCAACCTGCCAAGGAGCAACGAAAAGCGCATCGCAATGCGAGAGTATGGATACAAGTACACCCACGATAATGTCGGCAAGGATGCCCGCATCAACGACTTCCGGTGTATTAGGGACTTAAGGCGAATATTCTGATATGAGTGTTAAGGGACACAGGCGGGTGGTCAGAATGCCTCCATCTTTTCTAACCAGGGTTCACGACGTAGCGCTCAAGCGCCTGATGGCAAGGCTGCCTCTTTCTGTGCGTAAGGAGTGGCAGGGCGAGGCGAAGCAGGGCGAAACTGCTCACGACTGCACTAAGCTTGAACTTATACTTACGCATAAATGCGGATACAGCACGGCACATAAGAAAGTGTTTCTGAACGGGTCGGTGCGCGACGCCGACGCGGGGACCGCAGGTAAAGCACTCGCCAACGCGATTTACAGGGACATAAACAAGCACAAGTGTTCCGGGCGTACCTCAGTACCGCACTTGAAGATAGTAAAGCCGTGGCTCTGCCCGATTTGCGGTGTAACAGATGAAAAGTATCCCGAATGGGAGGGAGAATGTAATCATGCTCGAGTCGATGATAGTAGCAAAGCTAAGAGTAAGAATAGAAGAGCTAGAGCAAGAATTGGGGGCCGCAAAGGCCCAGCAAAAGCTAGACGAGAGGCTGTGGCAACGGCTCGTCGGGGAGAGCCCGGATGAGACGCCGAGCAGCGCTGATGAGTGACTTCGTTGTTCGCTACGCGGTCATAGAGGCGACCGCTGTCACACACAGGCTAGTGCGCAACCCGAATTACTCGGGGCACTTGTGCGCTGTGCCTAACTGTCGTGTGGTGCCTGTCGTGGAGCGTGCTATGAAGCCGAAGTTTTTTGAAGCACTCAAGAAAGATGTAGCTGAGAGGGGATTTCGTAACCCAATACTTGTCTACAACACGCCGGAATTCGGCTTGTTGTTGGATTTTGGCGGCTCTCGTCTAAGGGTAGCCAAGCAGTTACACATAGGTGTCCCGGCCATTATTGTTGACTATACTATTAAGTACACCTGGGCACCGAGAGTCACGCCGGAGAACTGGCAGTCATTCTTTACGGATGTGCCAGAGCAGTTCGAGTTCATTGATATAGGTATCGACACGCATTACAGTATCGAACGTAACCGACGAGAGACGTTCGACCCGGCGGGAATCGTATGGTTCCCAGAAGACGAGGATTTTGTAGCCGAGGAGTTTCCTTGGCTTAACGACGTAAGCCTGAAGCATGGCTGCGAGGTGAGGAAAAGAAAATGATTTGGAAATTAGTTTTACTGACGTGGCTCGGGAGTGTACCTAAAATGGTACAAGATGTACCTGTCGATGATCTACGAGACTGTAACAGGCAGATTGCTCACTATGAGCAAGAGTGGGTAGACGCACCTAAAGAGTTCGTCGCTGTCATGTACTGCGCGCAGGGCAAGATTCATTATGATTAATGTAACCGTACACATGCACATCAAGGACAACACGCCTGCTAACGCTCGGCTCTTGGCCCTATACTATGGCCTGAAGCATCAGAGCAACGCGCGTGTCACTAAGATGCTGCGCACAGAAATAGACAGGGGCGCGGACTTGATTATCGTCAAGGGGCTGAGTGCGTCACTCCCCCTGCGCTACGCTGTAGACGAGGGGATACCCTTCATCATATTGGAAGACCCGTACTGGCGTCCCAACAAAGAGTACACACTGTCGCACACGTCTTGGGGATACAACGGTATGTGTGGCCGGGCATGGTATCCGACCACGCCCTTTGCGTCGCGGCCTAAGCCGCCTTTGCAGCCCTTCAAGACTGAGGGTGACGTAATCATCTTCGGACAGAAGCCTGACGATTACTCGCTGCGTGGACAAGATCATGTGCAATGGATAGAAGACAAGATGAAACAGTGGCCTAACGCAGAGCTGCGGCACCACCCGCTTATGCTGTCTAACAAGCCACCAGATGAGAGTATTGATGACTGTCTAAAGCGGTGCTACCGAGCGGTAACATTTAGCTCGACTGTGGGTGCCGAGGCTTTAATTGCAGGCTGTCTAAGCAGCCCGGAATGTCCCGGCAGCACAGCGTACGGTGTCCACGACCGTGAGGCGTGGTTACATAACCTGTCGTGGAGACAGTTCAGTAATAACGAGCTGACCGGCACCCCTGCGGTCAAGTTCATACTCAGTGGCTACGACGAGGCACGCTGGCGTGCGAGTGAGGGCATGATCGAGCATCCCCGAGATAAGGTCAACAGGGACGTAAATATTCGCAGGTATCAAGAGAGGTTTGGAGTATGAGCATCACGAGAGAGTACCAAGCAGAATTGCGAAAACAGCATGAGGAGCGCGGCCATTGGGGTTCGTCTGCCGTACGCTACGGCGCAGGAGACGACATCACAGTCATACTTAACAAGAAAATATACCGTGGCATTAAAACTGTGCTAGATTACGGCTGCGGGCAGGGCACGCTCGGAGACTTTATTCGAGAGAACGCGCCGGGGCGTGTAAAGTGGTTCGAGTATGATCCGGGTATTCCCGGCAAGGATGTGAAGCCCGAGGGACAGTTTGACCTCGTACTGACGACTGACGTACTAGAACACGTTGAGCCGCACCTGTTAGACGAGACCATAGCAGAGTTAGCGAGTCTGACTAGGCTGGTCATGTATAATAACATACCCAACACTCCCGCAGGTAGTGACTTCATTACTGGGCCGTATGTCGGACAGAACTTACACCTTATAGTAGAGTCTCCTGAGTGGTGGCACGAGAAGATCAACGGAATCGTATTTCCAAAGTTTGTGCGAGCGGAGTTCCGCACTATTATTAGACACGGCGGCTGCGGCGACAAAACTCGTTGTATGTTCGTCCACGAGAGGGTAAGGAAATGAACAAGAATCCGATCAGTGAGACGGAGCGCCAACATTTGCGCGCAGAACACCGGGCGAGAGTTGCGCGGTGTACCGAGGACTTGCAGGTGCGCTATGCAGCGCAGAAGATAGTCGATCTTGCACGACAACAGGCAGAAGAGGAGTATTTCAATGAGTAAGCATCTAATGATAGACATTGAGACGCTGTCTACGCGGTCTAACGCTGCGATAGTGTCTATCGGTGCGTGTATGTTCAACCCGGAGCTTGAGTACGACGAGTGGCCTTGCGCGGGAATGTTGGACTCGTTCATCGTGGGTGTCAACCCAGACTATTATTACACAGGGCGCTTCCATGTAGACCCGAAGATAGAGGCATGGTGGAAGAGGCAGAGCAAGGAAGCGAGAGCCGGACTCAAGATCAACATGGCTTCGACGCTGCCCCTGGCAATGGACAAGTTCACAACTTGGGTCGAGGAGCAGGGTTTCGTGAAGACTTCGTCGCCGTGGAAAGAGGACTCGGGACGAGTGTGGGCTAACCCCCCGCAGTTCGATCTAGTCATCCTGCGTGACGCTGCGCAGCACACGTACGGCAGCTATGACGACGTGCCGTGGCACTATCGTCAAGAGACGTGTTGCAGGACGCACTCGTATCTAAACAGGAAGCACGCACAAGTAGCGCGTGCGTTCCCACCTCTTATAGACGGGCTAGTTGCTCACAGAGCAGACCATGACGCCATTAGACAGGCGCGTATGGTACAGCTCATAAATAGACAGGCAGCCGAGCTGCTAATATGATTGATGAAGGCAAACCGTGGGTGTCTAGCAGCGGGAAGTATTCCGGTAGAATTATGGGAGTGCCGCCCCGCGTGACAATACTGTTAGACACAACGGCAAAAGCACGCCTCGCGCGGGAGAACGTGCTTAGGATGCAACGGAATGATGTTAAGTAGGGAGGAAGTATCGAAGAAACTTGGCCGCCGGGTTAGCCGGGGCGAGTATGAGAGAGTAATGGATGCCCATTTGCGTAAGCGATTCATGGTCGCTGTAACGTCTACCAGCAGAGGGAGGCATACAGGAGAGAGGAGGGTGGTAGAAACCCTGTCTCCGAAGAGTCCCAAGAGCCAGAGGAAGGGCAAACATGCCGCCTGTGAGGGACAAGTAGGGAAGGGCAAGAGGGCCAGATATAATGGCTGAGCCAGCGAAGGGCAAAAGAGCTAGGCGTGAATAAACGTACGGCTGAGCCTGATGAGAGGAGGACCACGTCAAGAGTCTTGCGCGAGCAAATAAGCTCGGGGAGTGCGACATGTATACCGGGGGTGTGCGACAGGGATTACTGTCGGCACTCCCCGGATTGTCCGTGGAAAAAAGCAATCAACGAAATCTATAGAATAGGAAGGGAGTTAGATGATGAAGAATGAACTAGAGACGTTTAGACAAATGATACAGAAACAAGCCTTTGCCGAAGACAATGACCAGTATTGCGGTATTCTGTCGTTCTGTATAACACCGGACGGTAAGGTGATTCAGTATGCTCGGCTGATAGGCGAGGATGTACTCCTCGAAGCCCCTGAAAAAGTACTACAGTTCTTAGGAGACGACATGATGCACAACTTTCAGACGAAGCTACGCGCGCTTCCAGATACTAAGGCCGAGTCCGGCGAGGATGGTGGCCTCAAGCAGAAAGCCGATGTCAACGCCAACGTCACCGAGAGCCTTGATAGCGGTGCCGATTCCGGTGAGGACTTGTGGGTATCCGAGGGCGGTAGCTAAGCCCCCCACAACAATGATGTTGAGGATGCTAACGACTGAGACGGTAACGTACTCGTCCTTCCATGTGTGCTGCATCCCAGCGACGTTCAGGGCTTCCCACTCGTCCTTGTTTAAGTTGATGGCCTGGGTATCGTCTTGTGCGCTCTGCGAGAGCTTAGCGACAGCCTGCTCTTTGAGCTGCTTGCGCTCTTGATGCTTGTTTATGATCGAAGCTACCGGCTTGAAGAGTCCGGTCACTATGCTTGCGATACTCATTAGAGTAACCCCTCAAATAATTCAAAGTGAACGGGTAGCCACGCCAACAGGGCGAGCATCCCGTAACGAAATAGACGGCTACGTGCTACGAGTCGTCTAACGTAATGGCTGAGTGTGAAATCACCCTCGGCCTTTTTGTCGTCTAAAATAGCCTTCCCCTCGGTAACGACGAAGCCAACTACCCAGAGTATCCAAGCCCATGCGTATGCGTCTCGCATTAGTCACGCTCCTCACATATCCAGATAATTTTCCCAGGGGGCGCGGGCACGCTGTCTACAACGGCCTGCCCAATTTCAGCGCAGTCAGCAAAAGTGTCAAACGTGGGAATCTCTCCTACGTCTAACGGGCTATAGACCCCGCCCAAGAAAATGAAGAAGACCAGATTAAACATCGGCTCGTCGCTTCCGTCTAATTTCTCGGATGCACTCAATCTTGTACCACCCTGCGACCAGCGTCACGATGATGACGGCTGCCGTGGCTGCGATCTGTAGTATGGGTGCCACTTCTACGACCCACGTTGCTCCCGCAAGCACACCGCTGCCGGTGATGCCTGTGTTAGCCTGCGCCTGCGTTATCTGTTCTTGGATTTCCATTAGTGGGACATTCCTGTGTTAGATTTCTTCGGGTTGCATTTGTACAGCTCTCGCCACACTTTCACAGTGCGCACGAACGTAGGCTTGTTTAACTCGCGTGCATACTCGTTGACAAAGTCCAAAGCCTCGCGCTCCATTATGCACGTCATAAACCTATCGAAACCGTTTGCGTCCACGGTGTTACCTACTTGCAAGTAGTGAACCTGCTCGTGGAATATCGTCAGCCATAGCTGCGTACCTTTCAAGTCTCGGTCTAACCACACGACCGTAGAATTAGACCAGTACGCTCCTCGTGCGTCGTTGTCGCCAACGACAGGTGAGCGTCTAACCCGGGGTGCTGGTCTAACGCAGTCATACTTGCTGATGCGGCAGGCAGCCTTATACGTGATGCGTGCTATACGCTGGTCGGTTGCATAGCGGTCTGGCACGTCATTAACAGGGGCCGCCGTGAGGGAAGCCGCCGCAAGGAAGGCAATCAGGAACCGCGCTCTCATTAGTAAACTCCACGATTTCTAGGTGAAAGAGGTCGTAAAATTTCTGGTCGGTCGTATCGCCATTGCGATTCCAGTCCCCGCCCCACCGTAATATGACGCCCTCCTCTTTGGCTATGAGTATAGCAGCGCCAGCTATGTAGCCGAGCGCTCCCCACAGCTTGTTGTCTTCAAGAGGACGTGGACACGGTTGGAAGTCTACAGCCCACGAAGGACTGCGGTTATGCTTACCGTTAGGAAAGACTACATGCGACTCGCCTGATTGAAACAGCGCGTCTTGCCGTTCTTGGTTCCGGTAGCCTTCGAGTAGTGTGATGTCCGCGACCTCGTCACGGATGCGAGTAACTACTTTCTGTAGTCGTGGGTGTAGCTCGGCGTATACTACCTTCGAGCCTCTTCCCCACATTCTGTTAGCCATGTGTCCTCTCCTATTGTGCAGTTTGACCGCGAGGTACGATGTCTAGGAGCTGCGCTTGTCTCTCTTGCTCGCGTACCTTGTCGGCGCGAGCGTCAGCCTCTTCACTATCCTGTATGAAGGATGCGAGAGTAACCATCGCAGCTTTACCGATCCTGTCTACAGGGCCTCGCTCAGCCAGGGCAATGACAGCTTTGCGCATGGCCGGGTCGAGTAGCATTCTCTCCATGCTCTGCCCGCCTGACAGAGCGCGGGTAAGAAACCGCGCCATAAACTCGGGGGAGCGAGATATTACGTTAATCGCTATCTCTTCCAGTTTCGTACCCCCGGGAACTACTCCCGTAAAGTACTTGTTGTTCAAAATTCGTAGAGCCTTGCCTACGGCTACCAGCTCTGCCTGTACGGCAGGCTCGTGTATGCCCATGCCCGCCTTACCGGCACGGCCGCCGTGGCCGGCTAGTCTAGCGGCCAGCTTGTTCAGGCGAACCCCAAAGTCTACGTGTGGTTGGTCAGGCTTAAACGATGTCTGTGCTATGCGCTGAATGTGCGTAGCGCGGAGCTGTCCGAGCAGGACTTGCCCTGTCTCGCTTGACTCAAGAAATTCGCGGACGAATACGAGGTCACCCTTCTCGCCCTTCATCAAGCGTTCGAGTATAGCGTCTGGCTTCTTGGGCAGCTTCTTACCACCGACTAGCGAGGTAAGTATGCTGTTCTCAAGCGCCTCTACTTCGGCCATGCGGTGACGGTAGCCTATGCGCAAATCATTTACAGCCTGTACAGCAAACGTATTCTGTGGCGCGATTTTCATTTCGTTAGTGAACGCGCCCATGAGCGCACGTCCTACGTTACGATTCGTACCCGCCTTGACACCCTCGAATATGATAGCATCGCCGCCTATCAGTTCATTCAAGCCTGTCAGGATGCGTGTGGTCTCCGACGCTGTCGGCCCACCAAACGCCTCGTTAATCTCTAGTGCCTTGGCCTCGGCCTCTGCCTTCTTGCCCGGAAACCTTTGCTTGGTCCCGACGCGGGTGTCAACGAGGAAGTATTCCTTTATCTTCTTACCGTCGTCCAATACCTTTGTGACTTCTTTCACCTTCATCGGGTTGATGAGTGGTTCAATGTCTTTGCGGTACTTCCGCAGGGCAGCGCTGGAACGTCCGCCTACGTGTTGTAGGCCGTCCTCTGTCTGCTTTATCAGGTCATCAATCTTGTTGAGGTAGTCCTTACCTCGCATGATAACGTCGTCGCCATACTTGTCCAGAATGTTCTTCGTGCCGATGCCCCACTCTTCAGTCGCCAAGCTATAGATGTCCTTGCGTGCTTTCTTCAGGGAACCGCGTAAGCCGCGTATCACCTGTCCTGCGCTTACACCTTTCTCTTGCTGTGCCCGGCCTATCTTAAGAATCTGCTTCCACAGGATATACATATTATTATTTTGCTGTGTCTTAGTCGCAAGGTCAGCAGACTTCAGCTCTAGTTGATGCAGGAAGCGCGAGCCTGAGACTTGTGCCGAGCTGAACGCGAACTTGTCGTCCCCAGACATCACACGAATAAGTTCTTGTACCTTTTCGCGTTGTTTGGGAGCGACTTCATTAAACTTTTTTACAAAGCTGCGCGCTGCGGCAACTTTGATAGATGACGGTACTGCGAAGACACTGGTAACGCCACCCAATGCTCCACCTATCGTCAAGCCCCACGCCCGGTCAACGAACGTATCGCCGACCGTCTGCATTTGAGAGCCGCCAATAATAGAGCCTTGTACTGTCCGTCGGATGATAGTCGCCGCTAGGTTAGCGCCCGTCGCTGCTGTCGTAGCCAGCCACGGAGCTATTTCTCCAATGACTTCGGTCGTCTCACTAGGGAGCTGTCCGAAGGATTGAATCTGTCCTATCCTACGCTTAATCCTGTTCTGTGCGACACCCTGCTTCCACTTGTCGCGGGACTCTTCCGTCTCTAAGGACATACCAACCGCAGCATCTTTCGCTAAGTCGAACACGCCCTCAACAGCCTGCTTAGCCCCTTCGGCCAAGCCTGACACCTGTAGAGGAGACGCGCCGCCGCCAAGTGGGCCGGTACGTGTACGTCCGGTGGTGGGTGCGGGAGCCTTGTCTAATTCGAGCATAGCATCCTCGACCTGGGTCTTAGACAGACCGTCAGCAGTCAGGCGCTCTCGCGTCCCGACCTCGAACTCTTGGCGCTCAGAGACTAAGTCTTTGACGATACGTAGCTGGGCGAGAGATAGGTTCGACGCCTGCTCAGGATCATTGAGTATATCAACGAGTACCTTAGTCTGCGCGCCTGAAAGCGCTCCTGCCATTATTTCTCTCCCGCCGCTTCTCGCCGTTTGATTTCTGCATCGACAATATCAAGGACTGCCTTGAATTCGGTGTCACTGTCCCGCGGAGCTAACTCTTCTTTATCTAACCCGAGGAACTTCCGTACAAACTCGTCAGTCGGTAGGTATGACGTAATGTCTGCTCCAAGGGAGTCAGCGTCTTTCGGAAGTAGTCCGGTGTTGCCTGTGCGCAAAGCCTCGGAAGCACGCTGAGTGTAGCCCAGCATCTTCCTGACTGTACCTTCGTACCTTGCAATGAACTCTGTCGCGCTGTTGTTCTCAGCGTCGGGGAAGCCCTTCCTCAGTCGGTCAGCCTCGACGTTAGACATCTGGGCACCCGTTATGAATTTGATGTAGAGGTTCAAACTGTCTAAAGCGTTCTGTGTAAACACGGTGTACTCTGCGACGAACTTCTGCTGTGATTCAGGAAGAGTCACACCAAACTTCTCCGCACCTGCTAGGACTGCCTTCTTTCCTTTGGCAAAGTACGTCAGATACTCAGGCTTATACGTGTCGCCTATAGAAGCGAGTAGACCGAGCTGGTTGTTCGACTCAAGTATACTCTCCTGCAACTTACCTGCGACGGTCGGACGCAAGTTGGAGGCGAGGTCTACGTCGGCCTGGGTACGAGTGATGAACACTTTCTTGGCGATACTTTGCTGTGTGATGTCGAGGTAACGATTAAGTGTTACACGCTCCTCAGGGTTATCGTTGGTATCGAGGAGTGCAATCAGATTTTCCTCGTAGCCGAGCAGTTTGTCAATGTCGGGCAGCCCTATACGAGCTGTCTCAGCTTGTGTCTGTTTTTCTTTCGCGGCTGAAGTAGCTGTGAGCTGTCTAACCTTCTCAACGCCTGCTATGCGTGCGAACTCTTCATTCTTAATTTCAGTAGCAGCTAGACTCATCTGCGTAGCTTCGTCATCCATGCCTACCTTACGAAGTTCTCGGGCGATGAGCTGCATGCCCTCGACCCGAGCCATAACGATACCAACTGAACCCTGCCGATTTTCGACCAGGTCTTGCGCTGCTTCTCCGGCTGCTTGCTGTGCCTTGGCCTTACGTACTTCCGTAAAGTCTCGGGGCACCTGCTGTTTCGCCATTGCGCGAGCTTCCGCCGGAGATACGCCCTGCTCTTGGACGATGCGATCTGCCGCTGCGCGTCGGTCGCGCGAGGTCTCGAAAGTCTTGCGGATACTGCCACCGAATAAAGCGCCTAGCGAGGCTCCTGCCTCGGCACCTGCTGATCCCCGCACACGCGAGAACGCTTGCTGCGGACTGACTTGCGCACGGATACCTGCGAGAACTTCCTGCGGGGTGGGTTGTCCAAATGCGTCGGCCATATTAAATCCCCTCGGGCTTTATCTGACCCATAAACTGTCCGGCAGCGTTCAGAGCTTCGAGGAACGGAGACTGAGCCATCGCAGCGTTCTGTTGCTCGATACCAGCCGCTCCAAAGAGTGAGTTAGACGCTCCGGTAGTCATGCCCTGTAAAGCCTGCATGAACACAAGAGGTAGCTGCGAAAGTCCGGCAGCTCCCTGCGTACCGGCAAGCGCGAGACCCGCGCCTTGCTGTCTATTCTGTAAGAATGAGTCGAAGAGGTTTGATCCTACGCCGAACTGTTGGAGTGCGCGTTGGCCTCCGAGCTGTTCCATACCGAAGGACTCCCCGAACTGCCGGGCACCTATCTGCTCACGGCCACCCATAGCAGCCATGAGTCTCGACATAGCGTCGCCCTGCATGCCCCGACCGGCCTCTAAGCCAGTGAGGTCAAACTGTAGGCCCTGCTCGAACAGACGTTGCTGCTTGAGGTCGGCCTCAATTAGACCGGAAGACGATGTGCGTGTACCAGCACTCTGTAGACGGTCGAACATGCTTGAGACATCGCGCCGGTTACGTCTCGCCGAGAGTTGGCGCAGCCGTCCTGAAATGTCCTCGCCCAAGTCGAAAGGATCGGCCTGAGCTGTACCGAGGGCACTTTGGAAGATGTCGCCTAAACCGGCGAAGTTGGACTCGTTCGTGAGCTGGCTAACATCCATTTGGCCGAGGCGTTCATTAGTCTGTCCGCCCAGCGCCATCAGCTCAGGCGGTAGTCCGCCCTCTGCTTGCGAGGCACCTGACATACCAAGCTGCTGTAGCATCTGCATCAATGGCTCGAACGAGCCAAGACTCGTCTGCGAGCTGCTCTGCCCGCCCTCGAAGTTGAAGCTACCCCCCAGTCCGCCCGGGCCACTGAAGTCAAAGCCTTCAATGATACCTTGCTGGCCTAGTCTGGACGCTGCTTCGCGGTCGCCTTTGCCGGGATCGAATACTGAACTCATGGAGTTTTCCTACTTATTCCGTAATGTATTTGATCGTACAGCTTGCCGTCCCGTTGGAACGAGCCTGTCTGTACGCCTTCCCTCACAAATCCGATAGCTTCCGTCATCTTCATAACGATAGGGAAGCACTCCGCACAAATAGCGATGATCTTCGTCGCGCCTGTGTCTTCAAACATTAAATCTATGGCTGCCTGACAGTGGGCTGTGCCCATGCCGTTGCCCCAAAACCTCGGACGAACATTGGCGTGAGCTTCCCACGTTACGTGGTTGATACGCCTGCACCAAAAGGCTCCTACAACTTCGCCGCCTTCTATCCGGCTGATGTACCAGCGGGAGTCATCCGTAAGACGGGGTTCGTAATTCTTGAATAGCATGTCGGGTGTGTCGTCAATAAGAAGGTCAAAGACCTCTTCCATGACGAGCATCACTGGCTGTATCAGCCAAGTCCTGCTTATGATTACCCCCCCACTCATTATGTTCTAGTCGCCTTAATATCCCATGATGTAGTCTCTAGCAAAGTGCCTCCTGTCGGAGCATTGTAGAACCTGAGAGACCCTGTGGCTTGCTGATCGCCGCTTGTCGGACGTACTACGATTAGTTCTAAATCAGATGTACATGCGACGCGACTTGCACCAATGTCGTCTGTGTCGAGAGAGCCAGTATCGATGGTACGTTCTACCCACACCTGACTGGTCGTGCCACGCTCTAACCATGTTTCACTTGCAGCGCCATAGCTACCAACATTGTCTGACACATAGAAGTCACCGTCGCTGTCAATCTTAATACCTTGCGTACAGGGACCACCGCTCCGAGTATTGTCCTCAAGAACGGCACCAAGCTCTACTACGACAGGCTTCGAGGCAGAGATAGCTCTCATTAGCATTTGCTGAAACATTAGGTTACTATGTCGCCGGTCAAATACCACTCGTCTGTCTCTGTCTTAAGAAGAACGGCAGTACCTCCTGCGCTGACCTTATCGCTTGCGGCCGCGCCGCCGCCCGCATGATATATAGAGTTTAGAGTTACACTTGCTGCTGCTGTGACTGTTACTAACTGTGTTGCGTGGTCATTAACAATAATGATACCTGCGCCTTCAGGTAAAGCGACACTAGCATTTAGTGGAATTGTCAGAGTAGCGGTGCCGTTGAACTCCATAATACTGTTCATGTCGTCGGCAGCGATAGTCTGAGAACCCATACCTGTTTGAACTCTGAGGCCCATGTCCTGATAGGCTATTACTTTCGCAACGCCCCCATCATCGACAAGAAACTCATCCCCCGCAGCTAAAGTGTTGCCTTCTATGTTGGCTAGGCCCGTAAGGTCTAGGCCCGGAACACCCGAAGCGAAGGTTATCGGCTGGTTTGCTCCTGCGGATACGTCGGCAATTCGCAAATTCGTTGTGTTGATTTCGAGGCCCCAAGTCGGCACTAACCATGCCGTAGCGCTTGCGCCGTCGTCCCAGAACATTATCTTGTCAGCCCCAGCATCCTCAAGGTCTTGGATGCCAAGATGCTCAAGATGAACTGTGTTCGTAGAGAAGGCAAGACCGTCTCCGAACGTGAAGCCTATAGCTGCGCCCGCGCTTTGGTCCCAACCAAGCAGCGCGTCGGCTGCGATGTCGAGTGCCTGAATGTCTCCAATCATGCCATCGTTAGCATCAGCCCACTGTGCGAGTCGTCCTGGCGATATGATCTTACTGGTACTCGACTCAGCTTCGGCTTCAGCCTGTGAAGCATAGTCCGACGAGTCGTGCTTAGTGGCTACCGCAGTAACGATAGCGTCGAACTCCGTGTCGAAGTCCACGCCCTTAATAAGTTTCGCAGCGTCGCCGGGACTTAGCGAGTCCTTAGCTGTGAAGTTTGTAGTTTTGCTGTAATCAGACATCTTAAGTTACCAGTCTCCCGATCTTAGGGGCTATGCTCATGTGCTGTACGGCTACGGCAAAGTCTTTAACTTGCACCGTAACACCGAGCTTCAAAAATTGTCCCTCTCCGTACGCCGGTATTGATCGTCGTTGGACAACCGCACCACCAGCGTATTCATCTAGGTTATATTCTGCGACGTTGTATTCAGACTGTGCTGCGTTCGTATAGACAATCTGCCGGGATAGTTTTGTCCCACTAAAGTCAAACTCCCATGTATAGTTGATCGTGCCATTACCGATCACCACGGATGCAAGCAGCTCTTTTAGCATCTTGATGTTATGGTTCAACTCCTCGAAGTCAAGCCAGCCTGTCTCGAAGCCGAAGTCGTAATGACTGCCATTGTCATTCTGTAATTGGTAGCGGCCAACCACGCCTGCACTGCCGAAGTACAACTTTCCACCAACTGTCGTGAGCAGAGCGCCTATGGTGCCGCCTAGCTTCCATTCTGTAACGGGAAAGACTTTGTCTCCCTCGTCGTCTATAAACGGATGACGTGTGTCCAGTACAATCTGCTTGTCGCTCGCAGGAAAGTTGATGATATACAGCCCCTCTTCCGGGGAGTGTGTCGAGCGTACCTGATCGAACTCGCTATCAGCGGTACGCTGCGTGTCGATGGCGCTTAATATCATGGAACGTACGTTCTTTGTCAGCGAGACCGTGGGGTTCGATTTCGACTGAATTACGCGCCCTAGCGATTGTATACCGTGACGAGATAAGAAGATCAAGTCGCCTTCGCCGGTCGCTTGTATAGAGTCACGGGCTATGCAGCCCGTTCCCTCAATCGTATCGACGACCTGCATCCGCGCAGGAGAGAGACCGATCTCCGAGCCGGAGCCGTCCGCCCACAATACAATGTGATTCTTACCGAACACAATCAGCGTGCCGCCCATTGCAGCGATAGCAACTATCTCATCCATACCATTCGTCCAGACAGAACTCATGTCTATAGTCGCTGAACCGTCGCCTCCAGCGACATCGTGCTTGGTGTGGTCTAACAGTGCAGAGATACGGACAGTCTGCAAGTCGGCGTCTGCCGCCCAGACACGTCCGAAGGCTGCGACTGCGCAGTTACCGTCCGGGCCGGTGCCTGTGTATGACACGTCTGCGAAGTCGCTCGACGTGCGTGCAATCGGTGTCTCGCCTCTCTGAAAGCCGAGACAGAATCCATCGAAGTTTATAAACTGCCAGTGGTCTCCGCTAGCAGGCGCAGCTTCGGTAATGTCGTTACCGGCATCAGTGTAGTCGTCGATGTCCTTATAAATCTTGTTGTCGGCGCAGGTAATAATCTGACTTACACCTGCTTCTGTTAGATACTCGTGCAATACGTCGATCTGCTTAGTACCAGAGATAGGATTCGTGGTCTGGTCGTTCCAGCCTAGACGGCTGGACGCTCGGCCCGCCCTGTTAATGACCATATTCAGCGCGACAGTTGCCCACTCAGGCCGTAAGAGCAGCGCACCTTTCTCGGTGTTCAGCCCAAACGCGCCGGGAGCTACGATGTCGATAGGTTTAATCTGGGGCATTACCGCTCCAAATGCACTGTCATGTCGCTCGGCGTCATTTCTCTACCTACTGCCGCCCAGTGGGCATCCATATAGGCTTGATGCAGGCTTGACCCAGACTTACCCAGCTCTGAACCACGCTCCTCGTTCGCCTTGAACAGAGCCTTTGCCCACACTGGCCGCGCAGGAATAGACAGGACAGTCGTTGTGTCCGTGTCAGTCATATCAGCTTGAGGAATGAAGAGGCGTAACTTGATGGTGTAAGTATCGTCGGGCGTCGGCCATATCTTCATGTCGATACTGTCGCCGTCCGTGTAGAATGAGAAGTAGTGCGGCTTGCCAGTCTCGTCCTGATCCGTGAAATGCATGCGCTCAAGTTGTTCCTGAGTTTTCTCTACGAGACGTACCTCGACGGAGTCAGTCGTGTCAAACACCATAGGTGAAGACGAGGCGCTCTGATAAAAGCCCTCGGACGATACGCCGTCAGTAGTGGTCTCATACAAAAGCCGGGTACGGTCGTTGGTTGCAACGTCCGCATCACCGGCTACTGTTAGTTCATATTCTACTTGCGCGCTTGTTAAGGTCAGCGTGACTGTGCTACGTAGTGCGTGCCACGGCCACCCGGCCTCCTCGACCTCTGCCTTCGCTTCGTTAAGGAACTGAAGGATCATTAGGAGATAGTCGTCCGTGATGGTGTCCGTACCTGACGGGATCACCATACCGAACTGGCGGAGTCCTCGCAATACTTTATTTACTAATTCGCGCGTCGTCGCCATCAGGTATCTCTTCCGGTTCCGGTGTGGGGGGTGGGGCGGTCATTATCTTGAAGGTCTCTTCAAGAGCGTCTAGCGCGGCTGCCGCGTCTCGGGCTTCCTCGCCCTTCAGCGGTGCGCGCATGCATAGTATAATGGCCGTACGTACAGTGTTAGGGTCTAGCATGACTCTCTCCTCTTTGAAAGTTCAAAACTTCTAAAAAATCGCGTAGCGAATTAAGTAATCAGTCCTAAGTTGACCAGCGCGGCGTGAACGCCTGCGGCTGTCACAGCGACGCCTGTCTGTTTTGCGATGGGTGCTGTGTTGTAAAACCCGACATTGCCAACGACTCTTAACGAATTTCCCTGAATCTGCCCTGTAAGAGTCAAGTCGCCTGTATTTAAGTTGAGTGTCATTCGTGTGACTGTACTAGGGTCACGATCTTGCCACTGGAAGACTTGCGAGCTAGGAATGTACCGCACTAAAGCAGTAAGTGTTGAGTCTGTGAGATACTGTATATCTTGCGCTGAAGTAGCCGTATTACGAAACTTGAGCGTCGTGTTCAACATAGACACTTCAGGTGCGGTTGTGAATACCCAAGCCCCTGCAATACTCTCAGCGACATTCCTGGCAACGAGGTTCGCTCCGGTGATCCCGCCGTAACTTGTGGCTGTCAGTGCGCCCACCACATCTACAGAGGTTGCGACGGCTCTAATCAGATCAACAACTGTACCAGTCCGAGTTATGCGAAGCACATTAGCGCCTACCCCCAAAGCGTCTGTCTTAGTTTGTAAGTATAAATCCCCTATTGAGGTAGTCCAACGCCAAAACTTTTCGTCAACAGGACCATCAGTTTCATTGAAATCGAAGACCGGCTGTGTAGATGATAGTGTTAGGGCACCTGCGACATCTAGTTTGCTTGTTGGAACCGCTATTCCGATCCCAACGTCCCCGGCAGAATCAATCCTTACAGCTTCGCTGTTAGCACCTGTAGAAAATACTATCTCCCCCGCTGCATAATCAGTAGCAAGTTGCATTATGTCATTACTAGAACTTGCCATGCCCCAAAATCCAACCCTGTTTGTCAGATTTCCACGATAAAGTTCTACCAGAGTCGCTACTGCTTGGTCTGTTGCAGCGTTTGAATCTGACAATCTTATTGTTGGGACTGTGCTCTGTATATGTAGGTTTTTTTGTGGGCTTGCTGTTCCTATCCCCACATTGCCAGTAAAGGTAGTAATACCTGAAAAGGTATTCTCGCCAGTGAATATATTATCAGCGGCGGTGAACCCTCGGGGGGCGTCATGTCGTTGTACTATCATAACACCCCTTTAAGAATAAGGATGAGGGGAGGTACTGACCTCCCCTCAAGTGGCTTACGCCGCTGGAACCATTACAGCTCTGCAACCGCGCCCAGCCTCGCCGGAGACATCGCCCCGGATAGTCTGAACACCGTAGATCGCATCGGCAACCAGGAGGGTGCCGAGTGCTTCTAGCTTATACTGCTCCTGAACGCGAGGCGTCAGTTGCTCAGCCAGAACGAGCGAGTCGCGCTGGAAGAACAGAGCCGGTCTGTACGAGGTACAGTTCGAGCTATCTACAGTTTCTAGGTTGCTTGAGACAAAAATCTCAAAGCCATAAAGGTCACCAACGAGACCATTTCTGATCGAGTTTTGCTGACCCACTTCGCCAACGAACGCTTGCTCTGTGTAACGAGTGTTACCGAGCATACGCTTTTTCTCCACGGGCGGAATGACCAAAAAGCGGTCGCGCCCGGGGACGTTTTCGTCGTCGAAGTCCATGACGATTTCTCGTACGCCAGCGTCGGAAATGGCAGAGCCATTACCAGCGCCAAGGTTCGACCAAGTCGTAGTACCGTCGCCAATTAAGGCAGCCGCATACTGATCTGAGGCAGAACCCCAGCCGTTCGCAAGCTGAATCAGACTGGTGTCAGTCTGCTTAGCGAGCGCATAGCCAGCGTCGTCGGTGAAGAACCGACGTAGGGAGGGTAGTGCTTGTACCTCAGCCATGTCATCAAGAATCCGAGCATAGTGATAATGCTTGTCAAGCGAGATAGACTTATGGGTCGTATCAGCGTACGCAATGACGGTGATAGCGTTCGACGCTGTCTTGAGGTTCGCGTCGCTTCGTCCCGGGAACGGTATGCGGATCGTGTTACCGATCTTACCGACGTGCGGAATTAGCGAAACGAGACCAGCTACAACCAAGTTAGCCTTGTATGCAGCGACAGTTTCGAGTGCCCATATCTGAGGGATAAAGTCAGCCGCGTCCGTAATGTCAATTGCATTGACTAAGTCAAAGTATGACGAGGACATAGTGGTGTACCCCTAGTGTGGTGGTTAAAAGTTACAGTTTTAGAGTGTGACGAATCGACCCTCTTTAATCGCAGCCGTTAGTTCGGTCTGGAATGTTGGAGAGCGATACCTCACCGGGTCTTCAGTTACCATTTTTATTACGTCGGCTTCAAAGATTTGCGGCCTTGTGCTGACTGAGCCTGCGGGGCCGGTGCCTTCCGTTTGCACCTGCTTTGCAATCTCAACCGGCGTCAGTGGCACGGTCTTTGTACCTTCTGCTGGCTTCGTGATTTCTTGAAAATCTTTATAATCCTCAAGTAACCGGCGAGCAGCCCGGACCTGTTCTAATCCCGCACCTGACGCAGCGACGTTAAAGTCGGCTTGTCGGCCTGGGGTTCGAATGGCAAACTTCTGAAAGTCTTCAGTTGCTACGATTGCGTCGATGCTTCCGAAATCATTCATCAGAGCGAGACCTTCGGTTTTCACCTGCTGCTTAAGAACAGCTTCATCAGTCTTTCTCGTGTGTGCATCCAAGTCCTGCTTGACGATGGCGCGTACAGTATCCACTGGATTCTGGATTAGGTCATCGCCTGACACGTCTATCTGTTGCTGCACTTCTGGTTGAGAATCCGCTGTGGTTCTTTGGAGCGTGGACAAGTCCTGCACTAACCCGCGATACGTGTTATTTTCATTTCGCACGCGACCTAACTCGGCCTCTGCGTTCAGGTGCATTTCAGCTACTTGTGCAACTGTCTTACCCTGATACTTGTCGGGTAGTGCCTGCTCCGCTACGGCTGCCTCGGCTTGGACTTGCTCCGGGGTTAGTGCCTGTGCTACGGGTTCTGCGGCGGGCGCAAGAATCTCAGACATTGGTTTGTGTCTATATGCTGTCATTACGACTATCCTCCGATATTTTGCGGCCTCGGGATTGAGGTTTACGCACTAGCATAAGCGTGTCGATTACCGAGCTTTGTCTTCGCCGTGGTTGGCGTAGTGCTTGGCGTCGATTTTACGCTTGTTTTGTTGTACTCTAGCCCACTTATCATAAGCGGTCGTAAAGGCCGGGTCTGTTCCCGAAAGGGCTATTGTAGGGCTAGAGATTAGTCTTCGACCCTCGCCTCCGCAATTGCAGGGGGTTATTCGGATATCGGGTTTGACGAATCCTGCAAACTTTTCCCCGCACTTTTGGCAACGGAAGTCAAAGAACATAAATTTACTCATACGGGTTACGCTCGTCTTCGTCGCTGTCCAGTATGACTTGCTTCTGAGACGCTATCGTCTCAGGGAGCGTTATTAGTTCGTGGAGGAGACGGTAACGTACACGGGTCTCCTCTAAATCCTCGAAGTTCTTCGCATTGTAAAATGCGTTCTCGGCGAGGCTGTCGTATTCTTGCTGCCACCCTTGGATCAGCAGCGTCCACCCGGCTGAAGCAAATGTCTGCTCCATTGCCGAGTAAAACTCGTTCTGTCTCTCTGTGAGCTGCATGCTCTCCCTCCTCCAATACTTATTTCTTACTTACGTTCTTATTGACAGCCTGTTGCTGTATGTCGAGACCTCGGGATGTCAGTTTATTCTTGTCCTCTTGAATGTCGAGGGCGCGTTCCTGAATCTCGTTTTCTTCCAACTCGATGAGAACCTTAGCCTGATCGAGCGGCTTCTTAGCTTTAATGTTCTGCGTCTCAGCCTCAGTCTTATCTGCCTGCTCTTCCTTAAGCTCGGCCTCGGAAAACAGTTTCTCTGTCTCTGCGGTGATCTTCTTAAGCTCTGCAATCGGCAGTTGAAGCTGGGCCTTCTGTGCATCCTTGGCAAGTTTCCTTTCCTCGTCAGTCGGCTGGTTCTCTTGCTCAGACTTCTCCAAGGCTGCAAGAACATCGGTGCGTACCGGTGAGCCGCTATGAGCGAAGATAGCCTTAATGATGGGCATGGCTGCGGGGCTATCCTGACCGACGACGCTCATCAAGTTGACCATGAACTGTGTCTCAAGCTCACGAGCCATAATACCTATGCTACCGCGCACTTGGAACTCATAATCCTGCGGATATCCTGCTGGGTCAAACTGCATCTTAAGACGCGCAACCCGGCGGATTAGCTTATTCATAAAGCCTTCGATGTTGTACATCGTACGCTTCGACCGCTTGATAAAAGAGGAAGCCGCCAAGGCGCTGCCAGTCGCGGTCTCGTCGCGGACGCCACCGCGTAAGCCTTGACTGTCCAACGCCCCTGTAGCCTGCTGTCCCATTCGCTCCAAGTCCTGAATATGGGCGTAAGAGTTCTGATCGGGACCGCTAACCTTAAATTCTTTAAGTACGTCGTTCGGGTTACCTCGGGTGCCCCACAACTTGCCCGGCCAAGCGTTCATGTTGCTGTTGGGCGGTAAGCGGGTGAGGTCAGCTCCGAACATAGGTAGGTTGGCCCATGCCAGCGAGTCTATGCGGGCACGCATTTCAGCGTCCATTGCACGCTGTACGTTCGCTGCCTTCTCAGCTACTCCTCGTCCGTAGAACCTGCCCGGCACGGCTTCGTGCTGGTATGCAACCATCAGGCGCTCGCCTGTCATAAGCGGGTTCTCAATAACTCTAAGCAGCGTTGTCTCATTCGCTATGGTAGCGATGACTTCGATCATTTCCTCTTCAGGAATGGCCTGCAACATCACGTCCGACAAGGGCGTGCCTTTGTCTTCTGCGAGTGCTTGCTGAAAGTGTCGTAAGGGTATAAGGCCGTAATACTCGGTAATGTACGCTGCATCGCCTTGATTCCGAACATTTCCCTCTTCGGTGTCGCCGCGACGCTGGTTCATTACTCGAACACCCCAGCTTCCTACCTTTACGTCGTTGTAATAGATGCCATCAGCCTGTCTACGCTGTAGCAGAGTGACAGGCATCATAAATTCATGTGCGCAGCCCTTCATTTCATCAATATCACGAGTTGCGGGGTCTGCGACGAAGTTACCTGGCTCAATAGCGACAGGTTTGATCTGTACGACCTCTGTCTCGGTGACAGCGAGTGCTTTTGACTTGTTTCGACTGAGCGTCTTGACCTTTTTGACCGAAATCTGGATTTTGGCAATGCCCGTGCCGTAAAGGCAGCCGTTCAGCGCTATGCACGCGAACTCATCAACGAATCCTTCTCTGCGTAGGTCTTGCACGAGCAATTTGCGCGCCATATCTACGTCAGCGTTGTCCTTGTCGGCAACATCGTCTGGCATGTCGATAAAATACTCCCGACCAAGTACAGCTTCGACAATTTCGGCGGTCGTCATGTCAACCGCCATCGAAGTTAGGGGACTTATGAGTCGTGAGCGCTCTGTCTTGTAACTCTTATGCTCCGGTGCCCAGAACCCGCGCCACTTGGCGTAAAACTCGTCCCAAACAGCCTCGAACTTACTGTCGCGGTGCTTCCTCCACGCGGGGATATCACCCATGATATCACCGACGATGGCTCCGCGCCCGCCGCCCTGTGTTGGTACGGCACCTTGTCCAGCAGTTTCCGGTTCTCTAATAATTGATTGCTGAGTCATTAGTATCCTGCGAGGAGGTCAAGTGGTTTGTGCTGTGTCTGTTTCTCAATCGCCACAATATCGAACTTACTGATGCTTTCCATGCACAGTTGGTCGATATATGCGAGAGCGTCGATACAGTCATCATGTACATATCGAGAGGGGAAACTAACCGCTTGGTCGATAAGCTTCGCGTTCCAATCGCCTTGGAGCAGATATATGTCACCCTTCTGTGCGCGTCCCTGTAGTGCCCATTGCACTCGGTCGTACTTACGCTGGTTGCCGTGCGTCAATGGTTTGATCTCAAACCATCGGTTGTACCGGCCCATATATTCGCGTAGGTACGGTTCTACAGCGTTTTTAAGCGCTCCTTTCTCTACTCCTATGATCGGTACTTTGTGCTTGTGCGCCAGCGTGACAATTTTCAGCGCTGTCTCACGCACGCCCCACTTGCCCGATTGAACCTCTACGACGAACCAGCGTCCTACAGAGTCTATTTTGACTATCGCTATTGCGCTGTCGTCGAGGCGTCTCTTTTCTGTCTTGTGGTCGGGGTCTGCCTCAAATCCGGCAAGATCGACCGCGAGGTAGGTGTCGAACTGTCTATCCTCGGGTATCAACTGCACGATCTTAAACTGCTCAGCGTTGAATAGCTGCCCTGATGACGTGATGAACTTGGCCTTGATCTCTTGTTCGTATAGATCAGTACTGCCGCGTGCATACTCCTCGGCGAGCGCTTTGCGCTCATCCTCGTGGATCATTGGGTTATCATCCATCGAGAAGTTGAACACGCCCCAATCC